CAATCTAACCTAGCACATTCGGGAAGATTTATGAGTGCAAGTAACAATACAGATCATATTATTCCTGGTATGGGTTTTTATAGTAATACTACTACAGCTGTACCAGCTTCAATAGCTTTTACACAGATTAGTGGTGGTGGGTCATCCTGGCAGTTTGCGAATATGCCTCAACAATTAATTAATTTTGATGTCTAATATAGGTAAACATAACGAATATTTTGAAACATCTTCATCCAGGATTTTACAAGGCGCTTCTTGGAAAAGACAGAGAGTTATTGTTCTCTTACCTGCTTCAGATACAATATCGACTAAGGTTGCTTTAGCTCACTGGAATTTAATGTTTCCTCCTAATAATGCAGTGTATATAATTCTTTGTTTAGGAATGGAAGTAGGTGAGGCTTATAGTACCGCTATTGAAGCTTTATTAGCAGATAAAGAACTTAGTAAATGGGAATATTTCTTAACTATAGAACACGATAATGTCCCTCCCCAAGATGGTTTATTAATGTTAATTGAGAGTATGGATAAACATCCAGAATTCAGTTGTATTGGTGGCTTATATTGGACAAAGGGAGAAGGCGGAGTACCCCAAATATGGGGTGATCCTAAAGATCCCGTACTTAATTTTAGACCACAGGTACCTCTTGAAAATACAGTACAAGAGTGTTGTGGTACAGGTATGGGGTTTAACCTTTGGCGTATTAAAATGTTTAAAGATAAGAAATTAAGGAAACCTTGGTTTAAAACTCTCGCTGGTAAAGAAGGTTTAGGTACTCAAGATTTATATTTTTGGGGAGATGCTCGTAAGCACGGGTATCGTTGTGCAATTGATACAAGGGTTAAAGTAGGACATTACGATGCCGAAAATCAAATCTGCTGGTAATAAAATAGATATAGGTTGCGGGACTAAAAAACAAAAAGGCTTTATTGGTTTAGATAAGATTTCTTTTCCAGGTGTAGATTATGTTCTTAATATTGGTGTAGATAGATGGCCCTTTGAAGATGGTTCTGTTACGGAAGCATACACTTCACATTTTGTAGAGCACCTTACAGCTGTAGAAAGAATTCATTTTTGTAATGAATTATATAGAGTTTTAGCTAAAGACGGTAAATGTACTTTAATAGTACCACATTGGTCTTCCTCTAGAGCTTTTGGAGATCCTACACATCAATGGCCTCCTATGGGGGAGTTTTGGTTTATGTATTTAGCTAAGAAATGGAGAGATGAGAATGCTCCACATACAGACGCAGATAACTGGGAACAGGGATATAAATGTGATTTTGAAGTAACCTGGGGTTATGGAATGTCGCCTATTCTTTTATCTCGTAATGCTGAATTTCAACAGTTTGCAGTAAATTTTTATAGAGAGTCTGTTTACGATATACATGCTTCTCTGACTAAGAAATAGCTATGGCTTTTCAGGGAGATGCTTTTCAAGGTAATGCCTTTCAAATAGATGGGGACTCTAATGTTTATGGAACCCCTCTTTATGATGGTTTAGGCACTGTTGGATGCAGGCCACTTTATTATCAAGCTTTATTTTCTGTACCTTACCTTCCTGTAGTTGCTGTTACAGCTCCTGTAGAAGGATGGAGGATACAAAGTCCGGCAGCACCTAATCGACTTACATCTTTTTCTTCTGCATTAACTTTTGTACCTGTTTCTTTAACTGCAGTAAATACAGGTTGGGCTTCAAATTTTCCGGATGAACCTCCTGTAAATAGGAATGTTCAGAACACTAACCAAAATTTTGTCTATTATCCAGTTCAATTAGATAATACACAAGATATAAGTAGATGGCAGCAAGCTTTATCTATAGCCGCGCCAAGACCTGCTTTCTTAGGAAGTGAACTAAGACCTTTTGAATCTATTGTTGAAGACAATAATCAAGATATAAGTAAGTGGCAACAACCTCTTTCAATAGCGCCAAAAAGACCTGAAGTTAAACTAGGCGAAGCTTTTGTCCCTTATAATACTGTACAGGTAGTATTAACACAAGTTTCAGGTTGGTTTGGGGATTTATCAAAACCAGTAGCAAAACCTTCAGTTTTAAGTGAATCTGTATTCTTTCCTGCTTTTCCTTATGTTTTATCTCCTCCGAATACAGTTACTATTGATAAGTGGCTACAAGAACTATCTAAACCGGCTAAGGCTCCTTATTTATCTCTAACCTCTGGTACGGTTTACGGAGAACCTTTAAATACAGTGGCTCCGCCAGTTTCTACCGATGTACATAATTTACCATTCTTCGTAAGCATAGGAAAGTTAAAGAGTTTTTAATCATGCAATTTTTAAATATAGATTTGGGTAACTTGTTAACAATATTTTCTTTTATCTTTGGCGGTATAGCTTTTGCATATACGATTAGGACTGATGTGGGTTTAATAAATAGTAAGTTAGCTTTTACTACAGAACGTTTAGAGAGTATGGAAATAGAGATAAAGAAAATATCTGAAATATTAGTTTCTATGGCTAGGCAAGATGAGCGTTTAAACGCAATGGAAAAAAGAATAGCTGAATTGAGGCGAAGTGAGTAAAAAAGCAGTTACCCTTGATATTAGAAAAGATAGAAGACAACAGGCTGAAGCTAGTCTAATTTCTTTTATAGAATTAGTACAACCACGTAGATTGTTAGGAAATATTCATAGACGTGTAATTCAATGGTGGACTAGGCCAGATGCACAATCACATCAGTTACTTCTATTGCCTAGAGACCATATGAAATCTGCTTTAATTGCTTTTAGAGTTGCTTGGGAATTAACTAAAGATCCTACCTTAAGAATTTTGTTTATTTCTGCAAATTCTAACTTAGCCATTAAGCAGCTTAAATTTATTAAAGATATATTAACTTCACCTAATTATAGACTTTATTGGCCCTAAACGAAGAGAAGAATCGATTCGTGAGCCTTCAATATTTACCGCTGGTTTAACCAGTAACATTGTAGGTCTTCACTGTGATATTGCTGTATTGGACGATGTTGTAGTCGTAGGTAATGCTTATACAGAAACGGGAAGAGAAAAGGTTAAAGAGCAGTACGGATATTTATCCTCTGTTGAAGGTGCGAATGCAAAAGAATGGGTTGTTGGTACAAGGTACCACCCTAAAGATTTGTATGCAGATTTAATAGCAATGGAGATTGAAGTATATGATTCTGAACGAAATGTTACACACACAAAACCTTTATTTGAAAAACTTGAAGAAGCTGTGGAATCAGTGGGAGATGGAACTGGAGAGTTCCTTTGGCCGCAGCAGCAAAGATCAGACGGAAAACTCTTCGGGTTTAACCAAGAAATTCTCGATAAAAAGAGATCACAGTACACTAATAAAACACACTTTAGGGCCCAATACTATAACGATCCGCACGATGTCGGGTCGTCCGTCTTCAAAAGAGAACTCTTCCAATATTATGAACCAGGATACCTCATCCAAAGAGATGGTAAATGGTTCTTCAAAGGCAATAGGTTAAATGTTGTTGCCTCCGTGGACTTTGCTTTCACAGTTAATAAACGGAGTGACTATACTGCTATTGTTGTTATTGGTGTTGACGGTCTCGGTAATTACTACATCTTAGAAATAGATAGATTTCAGACTAAAAGTCCTTCTGAACAGATTAAACGTATTTTAGCGTTACATCAGAAGTGGGGTTTTAGAAAGATTAGAGCTGAAGTTGTAGCTGCTCAAGAGTCGATTGTTACAGATCTAAAGGAAAGTTATATAAGACCTTTAGGCTTAGCTTTGACTGTTGAGGATTATAGACCAGGACGATGGTCTGGGTCGAAAGAAGAACGAATAATGGCTGTTTTAGAGCCTAAGTATGCGAATAGACAAGTTTGGCATTATCCTACAGGAAACTGTCAAATATTAGAAGAAGAACTTTTATTTTCTAATCCTTCGCATGATGACGTAAAGGACGCTTTAGCCTCTGTAATAGATTTTGCACAGACTATGGCTCCAACTATAAATTTATTCTCATTTAAGAAAGAAGTTAATGGTGGATTTCAATTTCATAGTAGATTCGGTGGTGTAGCCTAATGACCGGTAAAGTTTTAGATTTATGTGATGTTATTAACCCAGATCGACTGGCAGTCTCAATTACAGAGAAGTGGGTCGAATGGGATAATATGCGAAGTGTTTGGAAGAACGATAAAGAAGAACTTCGTCGTTATGTATACGCTACAGATACAACTCAAACAGCTAATAATAAGTTACCTTGGAAGAATAAGACTACTGTTCCTAAGTTATGTCAGATTAGAGATAATTTATATAGTAATTATGTAGCGACTCTTTTTCCTCAACGTAAGTGGTTGATTTGGGAAGCTAATG